AAATGGTATTTTCAGACGGAGCGGACTTGGAAGTACATGAGAACGCCGCTTGCCCGTCTTAGCGTTGAATCAGAATGGGTGCCCTGACAAACATGGAAATAGTTGCGCAATTTCGTAGCCCTGCCGATTTCGCTCCGCTTGGCGATTTTGCTGCTCATCTTGTCCGCCTATGGCCGGTGGTTGAGGCCATGTCACGCGAGGACGAACGTCTAGGGCAGTGGTGGCTGAAAGCGGATACAGAGGAAGAAGCCCGTCTGTATCCGATGTATGAAGCGCCCGGCATACCTTCGACAGCCGTTTTGGCCGTCTTGGCGCAACGGTACGCAAAAAAGATGGACCTTCCTAAAGTATTTGGCTTCTGGAATGGTCAAATGGACGCGGCCAACAGCGCGAAGCTGAAGTTGGCCATCGATGCGAAGAGGCGGCCCAGCGAGGTAGAAATTGGGCTACCTGCACAGAGCGCAGTCTCGACGGACGAGCGCAGCTATGAGGGCATGGCTAACATAGTGTCCGCGATGGTCGCGGTTTATGACCCGATGTATGTCTCTGTTTCACCGCGAGAGTATTTTCCTCGACAGGTGTTTGATGACAAGCCGGGCGTTGGCTGGATGCTGTATCTGCCGAAGCCGCTCACGGCTCAGCAAGTTCCGGAAGCACGCGAATTGATTCCAGTTCCCGAAGCCGGTCGGAAGCAGACCGGGACGATCATTGTGAGCGTCCCAGATGCCGTTTTTTCAGAGGACAACCCTGAACACGTCGAGGTTGCCAACCGTATCGAGATTCGGCTCGTCGACCAGGACCTTCTGCCCGCGTTCGCTGACCTGTAAAGCACGATGCCGGCGCGATTGTCCGCGCCGGCATTCTCAGTTAGAACAGCCCCACAGGCTGCGCAGCGTCGTCCCAGCTATAAATGATCAGCTCGTTGCGCTCCACGCCCTTGCCGCCACCGACCGTATATTGAATCGGGACGGTTTCGATGTAGAACCCGTTGAACGCTCGCCGAATGTCGGGGTGATCGTTCAGGCTCACGATCGCCCGGCCCTTCAACGACTGCAGGCGATGCGCCATCTTCTCGTATTCGCCGAACGGGAATGCGACGCCATATCCCTCGGTCTCGTAATACGGCGGATCCAAATAGAACAGCGTGTGCGGCCGATCGTAGCGATCGATGCACGCAGCCCAGTCCAGACGCTCGATGAACGTGTTCGCGAGCCGCAGGTGGGCCGCTGACAGCTCCTCCTCAATGCGCAGCAGGTTCAGACCGGGCGGCGTTGTCGTCGCCGTGCCGAACGACTGCCCCTCCAGCTTCGCCCCAAAGCAACTTTTCTGAAGGTAGTAGAACCTTGCCGCACGCTGGATATCGGTGAGCGTTTCCGGGACCGTTTGTTTGAGCCACTCGAATACCTGCCGGCTCGTCAGCGCCCATTTGAACTGACGCACGAACTCTTCCAGATGGTGCTGCACAACACGGTACAGGTTGATCAGTTCACCGTTGACGTCGTTGATTATTTCAACCTTTGCCGGCGGGCGCAGAAAGTACAGCGCTGCGCCGCCCGCAAACACTTCCACGTAGCAGTCGTGCGACGGGAAACGCGGGATGATGTGATCTGCGAGACGGCGCTTGCCGCCGATCCAAGGAATGATGGGATTTGCCATTGTGAAAGCCGTTTTAAAACTTGGTGTAGAATCCGGCCCGCCTACCGGTAGGTAGCAGGGCCTAGGCCGATTCACTGGCGTGCTCAGTGGAAAGGCGACCGGGAAGCGTGTTGCTGCACGCCGCTCGGTCGCCCTGTTTCTCTCGAGACCGCTCGGCCTCGGTGCCGCGTTATCGCGGCTGTTTGAATTGCTTGTCGCCGATCAACGCGTCGTAACTGCGCTCGCACTGCCGGCCGGCACTTCCGCGCTCGTCAGCGATCTTTGCCAGCTCTCCCGCAGCTTCGTCAGTCCGGCCGAGCACGTCGGCGAGCAGATCGAGGGCGTTGCCGGTTGCCGGGCTTCCGGCCGAAGCGCCGGCACGTCGGACGTCGGCAACGAGTGCGGCGACTTGCTTGCGCAGGCCGTCAGCAGCGCCATCGGCAGCAGCAGCATCGCGGCGTGCCTGATCACGTTCTTTCGCAGCATCGGTTGCGATCTCCTGTTGAGCCGCCAACTGGCGGCGAATTTCACTACGCTCCGTCGACAGATCATCGATCTGCTTCGTCTGATCCGCGACTTTCGCGGATTGGTCGGCATCACGATGTCCCTTGGAATACCCGCACGCCGCGCCGGCAATGACGCCGGCAACGACGAGCAGCCAGATGCGCGGGTCGATCCATGTCATGCGACCACCTCCCCGCCGGCCGCGCGATACGCGGCCAGCAAATGTTCGATCTTGTTTTCGTGCTGACCGTAGCCGGCCCCCGGCAGACTGGCCCATACGTTCGAGACTTTCGCGACCGCCTCGCGGAACCGGCCTGCGTCGATAAACGGCAACGCACCGTGCTCGCGCAGCTGCTGCAGCGCATACCGGTCCTGCGAGATCGGCCCGAAGTCCGCCAGCTTCAACTGCGCCTGATAGATTCGCCACCACCGCGTGAGGATCTGATAGCGGCCGGCGGCCGTCGACGGCACCGGGATCTGTCGATTGAGCACGTTCGGGTGCGCCGCGTAGCTGGAGAACAACAGCGGCCGCGAGGCGGTCGAGCCGACCAGCACGTTGTAACCGTCGTCCGACTTCGCCAGCAGCGCCGAGCCGATCTCGCTCACCGCGATCGTGTCGAGAAACGCCACGCGGTTTTTTCCGCCAGCGGCTGCAATACTGATTCGCGCCATCGTCACTTCTCCCCGAACAGACGCTTCGCGTTCCGCCGCAGCAGCACTTCGAGGTACTGCGACCCAACAATGCCAAGCGCGCTCCCGAGACCGAGCAGCGCGATCGGCGGCAGATCCGGAATCTGCAACAGCGCGAGCCCCGCCACCATCGACGTTGCAGACCCCAACACGGCGCGGCCTGCAACGAGCCGAAACGTCAAATGCTCGCTGCCCACCAACACCTTCGCGACCCCGATCAATCCACCCATAATGACCAGCTCCAGAATCGTCTTTTCATGCTCTTGCATCGGCTCCCCTTCGCCCGATAAAAAACAAAGGCCGCTCCGGTTGCCCGTAAGCGGCCTTCAGTTAGATGCGCAACGCGTTACTTCGGCGCCGGCACCACCAGATCGATCTTCTTGCCCTTCTTCTTCGCGTGCCCGACCTTCGCTTTCCCCTTGTTCCCTCCATTCAATGTCACGACCGTATTCCATCCGCGTGATGCGTATGCATGCTCGACCGACTCGACCAGAAACTCGCCGTCCACGCCCTTCTTGAACCCCTTCAGCGCGATCGTCTTCTCGGCCGACAAATCTGCCCGGCCGCGCATCGTGAGGCGACTCGTCGACGTATGTCGATTGAGCGTCGCCAAGCGCGACGTCGCACCCGCCTTCGCGGCCTCCGGACTCGCGAATGCATGGCGCTCGGTATGCACCGCGGACGCACCTGGTGGCGCATCCGGATTCGGGATCGTCAGGTCGATCTTCTTGCCCGTCTTGCGGTCGTGTACCTTGGTGCGAACGGCCGCGAAGCTCGCGCGGTCCGGGAAATTGATGTCGTAGTCGATCAGATCGTCGGGCGTGAGCGTCACGATCGGCAGCGGCTTGCCGCTCGCGCTCTTACCGCCACCGCGCGGCAGGACGATCAGCTTGCCGGCCTTGACCGTCGCAGTTGCACCGTACTGGCGAGCCACGCGCGTAATGAAATGCAGGTCGCTCTCGCCGAACTGGTCGATACGCGGCACGACGACATCGACGTCGCACGCGGCCGACCACTTGTTACGACGCGCGACGTCGTCGACGATATCGGCCAGCTTCGCGTTCGACCAGCTCCCGTATCGCTGCGTCTTCGACGTCGCACGCATGTTCGCCGGCTTGCCCCGGATCACAACGCTCGCCGGCGGCCCGCGCACGCCGACCTCATCGACGGCATACTCGCCGAGCATCGATAGCCCCTGTCCCTCCCACCCGATCGACACCTTCAACGTCGCGCCCTTCGGCGGAAACTCGATGCGGCCGTCGCGATCGTCGAGCGTGATCGTGCACTCGTCCGCGTCCAGACCGGGTTTGTCGATCGCCCGGATCTCCAGCACCCGATCCTGAATCACCTTGGTCACGTCCGCGCCGTTCGCGATGACCTGAAAAATCGCTTCCATCGCGCCTCGCTATGTCCAGAGCTGGACCGATTCAACGCGCGGCGCATCGAGATCCGGCATCAGGATCTCGACCCCAGCCGGGAACGGCTGCGCTCGATTCGCCAGCCCCGGATTCGCGTCGTACACCGCCTCGACGGTGCCCTGCAGCGTTCCGTAGAAGCGGTAGCAAAGCGTGTCGAGCACGTCTCCATCAGACGTTCTTAAAGTCTTCACCATAGCGGCCGAACTCCACCGAGAATGTTTGCTTGCGCGGCAAGCCGTCCGAGAGCAGCGCGTCCTGCTCCTCTTCGATCGACTGCAACAACCAGCGGCCGAGCACGTCGCCGTCGCCGGTCGTGAGCTGCACGGGCTTCATGCGCCCGCCGATCTCGCGTAGCCGGTCGATCTGCTTCGTACCGGCCCCGAGCGCCGGGAATACGACGCCCGACAGCGTGATCGTCTCGCCCCCAACGCTCACCGGCTGCAGCGCCTCCTGACGGTTCAGACGCTCCTGAGACGCCACGCGATACCGCGTCGCGCGCCGCAGCTTGTCGTACGCGGCCGTCGACAGGTTGAAATGGAACGCGTCGCCCGCTTCGCTCGTCATCGACATCAGGTGCGGTGTGCTCGACGTCGCCCCGTCGACCAGTCCCGACAGCATCGAGCCGACGCCCGTCGACTTGATCACGTCGACCACTGCCGAGTCCTTGATACCGACCGCCGCGTTGAACTGATTCCACGCCCCGCCCAGCGCCGACTTGACGCTGTCGGCGGCAGCTCGCACAAGGGGGAAATTCGATCCGTCGATCGCCGTCAGGATCGAGCCGACCGACGCCTGTGCCGCGTTGAAGCTGCGCAACACCGTGCCGACCTGCGGAAATAGGTCGCCGGCAACCGACAGCGCACCCGACGCACCCGTCAGCAGCTCGGCGGCGCTGCTCAGATTGCCGGTCGCGAGACGCTGCAGCGCGTCGACCGTCGACATGCTCGCCGCGCGGTTTCGGTCAAATATCCGGACCATCTGCCGCACGCGCTCGGTTGCGATACCGGCCTGCGTCGCCGCTCCCGTGATCTGCCGAATCACATCCATGGTTTCCTCCTTTACATATGCGGCGCATCGAACATCGCCGTGCGGCTGTTCGCTTTGCGTTGATGCTCGTCCATCATGCGTGTCAGCATCGGACTGACCTGCGCGAGGAACTTGTTAGCCATGTCGGCATCGCTTGCTTCGATCTTCACGTGAAAGACAGGCGCGAAGGTGTTCTGCTGTTCGATACGCGGCCCCGATCGAGCGCCGACGCCGGCCGCATCCGGCACGAGCGCCTTCGCTTTCGCGACGGCTGCGACGTTCGCAGGCGATTCGTCCGGCTTACGATCCAGCACCCTGCGCGAGACAGCGCTGAACAGCTTGTCGCCGGCAAACGTGCCGACCGCACCGCCGATCACACCCAGCACCGCCGAGCCGATCGGGCCGCCCAGTGCCCCGATCATTGCGCCGACCTTCGCTCCCATCACGCCACCGGCAAGGCTCCCGGCAATCCCCGCAAAGCGGTTCGCCTTCTGCGTGCTGGTGTCGGTGCTCGACGCGACGGCGTATGCTTCACGCGCCGCAAGACCGAGCTTCAACACCGTGCCGGCCACGGCGAGCTTGCCCGCATATGGCGCAACGCGACCGAACAACGCACGGCCCGTATTGAAGATCCGCCCGAGCCTGCCGAGCCGACCAGCCCGAGCTGCTGCACGACGCGCAGCGCGACCGGCTCGCTCACCGCCAGCCAAATCGCCAAGCCCGCCCCCGCCGACGCCAGCGCCGGGCAGGTTCACGACGAACACGCGCTGGACCCCGCCGCTTGCCGCCGCAGCTCCGCCGAGCGCATCGAGTGCACGGCCGACGACGCCACCGGCGGCACGTGACCCACCCGCTGCAGCTCGACCGCCGCGCGCAAGCACGGTGCCGCGCGCGATGTCGAATGCGCCGCGCCCAATGCTCCAAAGTGCCCTTGCACCACGAAAGGCAAGCGCCGCCCCCGCGATGCCAACGACGGCTGCCGTCGCCTTCGGTGCTGCATCGGCAACGGACTGGATACCGCTGCCGAGACCCTTCGCCCCCTCGCCGATACGATCCGTGATCGGACGCAGTGCGTCGCCAATGCTGCGCATCGCGTCGTCCCACCGCTGCCCGACCTCACTCCAGATCTGCTTTGACGTCTCTCGACGTGCTTCGAGATCCTTCTGGATCTCGCCGCTCGCGTCCTGCGCGTTGCGCTTCAGGTTCGTGTACAGCTCGGCGTTTTGCATGTACGCGGTGAGTGCCGCCTTGACCTGCATGTCGTTGAACAGGTCGCCGGTCTTCATCGTCTCGGCGAAAGCGGCCATCTGCGCCTGACGCTTGGCCGGGTCCATCTCCGAATTGAACTGCTTCGCCGCCGACGCGAGCTGCTTCGCCTTGGCGGGATCGACGCGCTCGATGTAAGCGCGGGCAAGTACGAACGACGCTTCCAGTGTCGACCAGCCCTTGCCGATCGCCTCGCGCATCTTCGCCTGATAGTCGACGCCCGCCTTCGCATAGTTGCGTTCGGTCTCGCCTGAACCGATCTTCGAAAACCAGTTTTTCAGGTTGTTCGCGGCTTCGTCCGAACTGCCGGCGGTCTTCATCTGCACGTGGGGCATGGCGCCGAGCTGCGTCACCGCGTCCTGCCCCGTGATGCCGATCTTCTTCATCTCGGCGAGCAGCACCGGGAACCACCGCGCCATGTCGACGGACTCGAACGACCCTTCCTTGCCGAGATAGGCGATCGCTTCGAGCGCCTTCGCCATCTGACGCGGGTCGACGATCTCCGCGTTCTGCTGCAGCGCTTGGATCATCTTCGCGGTCTCGACCGTCGTCGCCCCTTGGCCGATCGAAAACTTCGCAACCAGCGGCGCGAAGTTGAGCGCACGATTGAGATCCATCCCGCCCGCAACCATCTGGTTGACGGCATCAGCCAGCTCATTGCGGCCGATACCGTTCGCCCCGGCGTCGCGTCGAATACGCGAACCCATCGCGGCCTCTTCCTGCGTGCGCGCGATGCCAGCCTTGATCGCGATGTCGCGAATGATCGCCTGATAGTTCGCCGCGATCGTCGCCGGCACCGCGACCGAGGCGGTCAGCTTCACGGCATCACCGATCACGCCGCGTCCCGCCTCCCGACCAGCGGCCAGTCGCTCGTAGCCGGACGCCTTCAGATCCAGCCCGCGCGTCGTCCGGCCGAGCCGCGCGTACGCGCGATCGAGCCGGTCGACCTCGATGCCGGCATCCCGCAACGATTTCAGATTGCTGTCGAGCTTGCGACGGATGCCATCCGCCGCACTATCGCCCGCAAGGTGCAATCGGCGGAATTCGTCCTGCAGACGCATCGTCTCGCCGATCTGGCGCTGCCAGAGCCGCGAGTCGTTCGCCCGCTTTTTCATCGCATCGATCTTCGACGACGTGTCGGTAATCGCCTTGCCGAACGTCGCCGACACAGCCCCGCCAATCACGATGCCAAGCGCTAAGTCTTTCGCCATCCCGGCCCTCTCAGTCGGTCAACCACCAGAGCATGTCGTCGACCGTCATCTCGTCGATCGCGGTCGGCGACATGCCGTATTCACGCACCAGCCGATTCGCCAGCGCCTTGAGCGTCTTTCGGTCCAGCCTTGCGTACGCGTCGAAAGGAGTAGTACGCGTCCTGCACGCGTTCGTAGTCGGCCATATCCATCGCGTCGAGATCGGTAGGTGCGACTTCGGCGAGCGACGCGAACAGGATCAGCTCCTGTTCCTCCGCATCGTTCGGTGCAAGCTTTTGCGCACCGCGCATGTCGCGCACCTTCGGCCGGCGCATCGTGAAGGTGTCGCACTCAACGCCGTTGAGATTGATCGGATAGTCGAGCTTGATCGTGACCTGTTCCATTGCGATTCCTGAAATGAAAAATGGCGAGCCGTCGGCTCGCCATTGATTGAACAAAGTAGCTTTGTAACGTGTGCGTCGAATGACCGACACGTTGCACTTACATGCCGAGCCCCTTACGGACTTCGGCGAGCTGATCGACCCCGTTGATCACGCGCTTGCACGCGAAAATGTCGATCTCGTGCACGATCACACCTGCGACCTCCAGCTTGTAGTAGTCGCACGACACGCTGAATTTCGCTTCGACCTTGTCGCCGGGCTTCCAGTCGCCCGGATCGACTTCATACAGCATGCCGCGCAGATAGACGGCGGCATTCTTCGTCTTGCCGCTACGGTCCATGAACACCGCGCGGAACACGCCGTTGAACGCGCCCTGATCCACCAGCCCGAAAAAGCGCAGCACTTCGTATTCCATCGTCGCCATGGCGAACGATGCGTCGAGCGGCTCCATGCCTTGATCGACCTTGACTGCAGCGTCCATCCCGCCCGCGCGGAAATCGTCCGTCTTGATCTTCAGCTTCGGCGGCGTCATGCTCGTCGCGCGCCCCGCGTAGCTACGTCCATCGACGAACGTGTTGCAGTTGTACAGCGTTTCCGGAATCATCGCCCCTCCCTTAGATCTGGTTGTCGAGCACTTCGGTCAGCCACTGGTTCGTGACCTCGAAGCGGAAAATCGGGTTTTCGGCCGGCGGGACATCCGTGAATCGGATATTCCAGTACACCTTGCCGTCTTCGAGCTGGCTCGCCGTGTTCAACTGCGGATCCGGGTAGACCTCGAAATTGATTAGCGCGCCCTGACGCTTCAGGTCGCGCATGAACGCCTGCAGCCCCTCGGTCACGTCACTGACGTACGTTGCAGTGATGCCGCGGTCGACCGCCCACTTGTGGCCGGCCTGCACCGCGTCCATCACGATGTCGAGCGTGCGCACCCGCGTGACGAACTTCCACTTGGGATCGGCCGATAGGGTGCGGTTGCCCCACAGGCGGAACCCGCCGTCGCGAATGATCGTCGTGATGTTCGCGTTGTTGAGCAGATTCGCGCGACACGTCTCGTCGCCGTCGAGGTATTCGATCGGTCGTGCCGTGCCCGTGATCTCCACGATCTCCTTGTTCGACGGCGATGCCCAGAACCCGATCTTCGCGTCGGTCTGGCAGAAGAGACCCGCCGCATACGACGACGCCGACATCGCGATCTCACCGTTCGTCGCGTTGTCCCATGCCTTCGCACCGGGGTCGACCATGTACAGGCGCTTGCTGCCGAAGTTCTTCGCGTACGCGATCGCGGCCTCGTCGTCGGTGTTCGGACCATCGATCACGGCGACGGCATGCAGCTTGCCGGCGAGCGAATCGGCCGCCGTTGCGACCGGCTGCTTTGACGTGTGGCCGGGGGCGATGAGCAAACGCGGCTGCGCGTTGTAGCGCGACTTGGCGTCGAGCAAAGCCTGCATGCCAGTGCGCGCACCACCTGCCGAAACGCCACCGATGATTGCCGACGTGAGCTGCGCGGCGTCCGCCGCCGCCGGCACACCAACCGCGATTACCACCGCGCTGCTCTGCGCGTAAATCGCACGGGCCGCGCGTGCAATCGCGCTCTTTTCACCGAACGCCTGCACGGCTTCGCGATAGCTCGTCAGCTGCACGGGCACGTTCGGCTGCGCCAGATCGGGGCCGGGCGTGTAGGTGTCGGTCATGCCAACGACCGACGACGACGGCACCGCGATCGTGCGCGGGCCGCTGTCGACGATTGTCGTCGTAATGCCGTGGAAAAATGAAGTCGCTCCCATGCGGATCTCCAGAAATGAAAAAAGCCGCTCGATTGAGCGGCTTACGAAAACGGGACGGCGCGTTATCGCGCCGGGAAAGTTACTTTGTGTCGCCCTCGACAGCCGGCGCGGTATCGCTCACGCTTGCGCTGTCGGCGGGCGTGGTGGATGCAGTGTCGGCTGCCATTTCGCCCGCGCCATCGGCGCGGGCGGCTTCCTCTTCCTGCCGAGCAGCTTCCTCGGCTTCGCGAGCAGTTTTCTCCGCACGTTCGGCCTCGACCTTCACCAGCACGGCGGCCGGATCAGGTTCGTCAGGCCACACGATGTCCTTGGGGAAGGTCGGCAGATCCACGACGCGAACAAGGGCGACCTGATACGCGGCCCATGCGTCAAACATCGCCTCCTCGACGTCGGACAGCAGGCCCGCTGCTCGCGCGTCCATCTTGCCGAGATTCTGCTGACGCGCTTTCTCCATTCGCGCGTAGAAATCCGACATCGCAGCGGCTCGCACTCGCTCGGCGACAATCGCCTCGTCGACGACCCACGCGCCATCTCGCCAGACGTACTCGTCGGAGGGGCGCGGCAATTCGGTGAGCCCTTCACCGTCCGGGCTAATACCTGCGACCGTGATCTCGCCGGGTTCGCCCGTATCGGTTCGATACAGGCGCACGCCGCGATAGTCAGGACGCAGCACCCACTTCCCATCGATCCAGAAGGGCCAGGAACGCGTCGGCACTTCGGGAAGCGGTGTGAGCGTGCAGAATGCCGGAACGAGATATCGCTCCGCGCTCATGGGATCGCGCTCGGCGAGAAAGCTCACCACGTAGCGCCCCGTCAGGTTGTCGTACTGATTGCAAAGCATGTTCTACCTCGATTTAGTAAGCGCGGATCATGACGAGCAGCGCAACGTTTCGCGGGCGACTCTCGTTGCCGCCATCCGCCCCGATACTGATCGTGTGCGAGTGCGCACCGGCCCCGCCGATTCCGACGTTGTGCCCGTGGGCGCCGTCACCGTTAATTGAAATGCCCGTTCCGCTGCCCGTGGTGCGCTTATCCCCTCGGCCACCGCCGTTCAGGTTTATTTCGCCGATGTAGCCGCCGCCAGACGCGACCGGAATGCCGTGGTCATGCCCAGGATCATTGATGCTGTGACCGTGCCATCCTTGCGAATCTGTCCATGCGCCGTGAGAGTGGTCGCCAACAGCAGCGGCAGACGCACCGTGCGCGTGCAAGCGGTTCAAGCTGTCCTGCCAGCTCCCGATCTGGCGCTGCGCATCCGTACCGCGCGCATCATCCCAACAGCGGATAAACTCGCCCCGAAGGTCCGGCAGTCGGAACGTCGTGTTGCCGTCCCCGCTGGAGAAGCACCCGTGACGGCCCTTACCCCAATCAGCGTCTGCGACCAGCGCACCGCTGCCCTGCGCGTACGCCCACAGCAGCGGATAGTCAGCACGCTTCAGCTCGGTGCCGTTCAGCTTCAGAAAACCGGCACGCGGCGCAGTTCGAGCCTCCCAAACGATCTGCCCGATCTGCACGTCGGCGACCGCCGCCGCAAACCATGCCGACGTGATCAGCTTGTTCGAGTTGTCGCCGGCCGGCGGCGACACGGCCGTGACCATACCGCCGATCTGCAATTGCGTGGAACCGTCGTCGCCCACCTTGCCGACCATGACGCGCCCGCCCTGCGGCATCAATTGCAACGTGCCGAGCAAATAACTGGACCCGCGAGTCACATTGATCGCCGCCTGCGAGTTGCTGTATGCGTCGTTGACCGTACGCAGGGCAAACGAGCCATCCGCGCCCGCAATCGCTTCCCACGTTTTCTGGTCAGTGGGTGCGCCTTCCCGCGTCAATTGAATCGACGTCTGCCCGGCACCGCCCCCGTTCGATGCAACCAGCGCGCCCGACGAGTTGCTACTCTTGAGCGTACCCTTGTTCTGGAAAGACGAACGTCCGTCATCCCACGCGCCCGCGGACAGCACGCGTCCGGTGTTCGGGACTAGCTCAAGCGTCTTGATCGACGTGCTCAGGTTGACGCGCGTAATCCGCACAGCGGGGATGCCGATCGTCCAGTCGTCATCGACTGCACGGATGCTCATGCTGTCGTTATTCGACTGGATGTCCCACAGCTTCATGTCCTTGTCGGCGCCGGCAGCCTTCAGGACGATGTCGCCGCCGGTATTGGCCCCGAGCGTGACGCCGGAGCCGTAATCCTTCGCCTTGCCGGCACCGCCGCCGAAATAGCCGACGCCCGCGGATTCCACGTTGCCGGCGAAGCGGGCGTAACCGCCGAAGATCGTGCCACAACCAGTGCCGTCGATACGAACAGCGCCTGTATCGAGCGACCAAGAGAACGGCCGATAATCGTTGTAGGCACCGTTTGGGTCGCCCTTGTTCGTCGACAAAAACCACGCGCTCTTGTTGTCATTGCGCAGCATCACGCCGTAGTCGGTGCCCACCGCACGAAACTGCGCCCCTGTGCCATTCGCGTCGTAGCCGGCGCTACGAATGCCACCGTTTGCACCGATCGAGCCCTGCACGCGCACTGCATCTTGACCATTGTCCCCAGCCCCGCCGATCAACCATCGGCCTTCCGGGGTGATACGGCCACGTTCGGCCCCACCCGCAATCAGCGAGAGCCATCCTGCAGCGCCAAGCGTCAGGTTGTTGCTGAGCATGACCACGTAGGGAACACCTTGCGCGCCGAGTTGGACATGTCCGTCTCCTGGAGAAAACATGCCAGAGTCCGGGTCGCCGTCAAACGCAAATCCAGCGTTGTTCGTGTTGTTCGGCGTCATTGCGCCGGCCTTGCCAAGCAACTTCCCCTTCATCGCGTCGCCCGATCGCGCGACCTTGTCGGTGCCGAGATCCGCGACCTGCTTGTCCGTCGCATCCGCCCGATTACCGAGCCCAGTAATAACCTTGTCGGTCGCGTCCGCACGATCTTTCAGGTAGCGGGTGCGATTGCCAAGTTGCTTGAGTGCGATGTTGTCGACGCCGTCCGGGCCGCCCTGCACGGGATCCGACGTCTCGAACTGACGAATCCCCGGCTCCCACTTACTCTCTTCCTTCAAATCGGCCATGTTCCGATTACCCCTCGCGTATATTGACCGTTGCGCGTCGCGACGCCGTTGTGCCGGATCGCAACCTCAGAAAAATCGAGCCATGCCAGCAAGCTGCGAGCCGGTGCGTAGCGTTCGATCGCCCGCTTCAGGTTCTCGCCCTGATCTCGCGTCACGGGCCGCTTCAGCGTGACGATGTACTCGGCCCATGCAGACGAGCCGCCGTACAGATACCGGCCGTTGCGTTTGACCGAACCGTCACGCCGCTTGACCTGTCGCCCTTCCTGAATATCGATCTCGCCGAAACCAAGCCGCCGCACGATCTCGCGAATCGCCCATGGCGTGCCCTTCTTCTGGTAGATCGCTAGCGACGACTTGATCAGCGCGCGGCGGGCGTCTTCGGACTCCGCCAGCTCCCATCCGTCGACCGCGAGCGACCATGCGAGCCACGGCAAGAACGCTGCCGGGCAGCGATCCGCATCCCACAGCGTGCGGATCACGTCCGGATCGACACTTGGGCGCAGGACCTGCGCAAGCGCCGCCTCGAGACTCGTCTGGTTGGTTGGCAGCAGTGCTTCAGTCGTCATCGGCCACCTTTGGATTGAGCACGATCGACGTGCAGCGCGCGAACTGATCGATCGCACACACGACGTCGGCTGCCGGTAACTTCAGGTCGACGCGCACCACACCCGACGCTTTCGGATGCAGCGCTCCGGTCACGGCCGATCGCGGCATGCCAACGCGTAGCGCCTCCCCTGCAGCCACCGCAATATCCAGATCCTGCCGTCGCGCAGCAAGCACGACGCCCGGATCCGGCCCGCGCCCGATGTACACGTCGGCGACGATCGCATAATTGACGGGCCGAGCCGCAACCACCAGCAGCGTATCGTTCAGTGGCCGACGATCCTCCGGCGAAAGTGCGCGGCGCACTGTGTCGAGCAATGCCGCGCTCGCCACGCCACCGTTCGAATACGACTTCACGACCACGCGCACCACACCGGCCTCGGGCCGATCGACGCGCACGTCCGCGACATCTGCCGATGCGTCCATCGCGAGGGACCGGTACGCGCCGAACGGACCTGCCGTCGACGAGCGCTCGATGCCCATCTGTGTACGCAATCGCAAGCGCTCGTCGCGCTCACGTGTTGCAGGAACCGGCGGATGCGCCTCGGGGTCGCCGGGGTCGACCGTCTCGCGCTGCAAATTCCAGAGCACCGCGAGGTGTTCGAGATCCGCCCCTGTCGAGTAGGCCAGCAACACCGCACGCCCTGCATCGTTCACACGCGCGCGAAACCGGACTTCATCGTATGCCGCCAGCTCAATCAATTTCACGACCGGATCGGATTCGAGCGCTGCTGTCCAATCAGGATAGATGCTCTTGAAGTGCTGCAGCTTGTACTGATACGCGGCCTCAAAATCGAGCGTCTCGACGAGATCCGGCGGATCGAGTGCCGACAGATCGATCACTGTCATATCGTCACCTCGAATACAACATCGTCGCCGTCGTAACGCCCGGCGATCCGAAAAGTTACTTTGCCGTCGACGACCGACAGCGCCTGGACACGATCGAGCGCGATGCGCGGCTCCCATCGGCCGATCGCACGCGCCGCTTCCGCCTGCGCGGCCGATATCCAGCCGCGCGTGATCGGCAGGTCGACCATCAGCGGCAGATCGGAACCGTAATCAGGCCGCTCGCGGCGCGTGCCCTTGCGCGTGCTCAGAATGTCCCCAATGCTCTGGACGAGATGGTCAACGCCACCGATCAGCCGGCCCGTGCGACGGCACATTCCGACCAGCGCGACCACTACTGCACCTTCGTCGGCACGCGCTTGAAGCACCCGCGCGATTCGAGATATGCGATGTGCTCCGGCTGCGTGACTTGCGTCTTGCCCGCCAGCACGGCGACGTGCGAGCCATCCGGAAACACGATCACGCGACTGCGAAACTCGGTATCGATGAATGTGACGGGCGTCGCCGCCCTGTCTTGCTGTGCGTCTTTCGACATACGCCCTCCTGAAAATAAAAAACCCCGCGTTTCTGCGGGGTCTATATGATGAAAATGCACGTGATCAAGGCTTGCGCAGACTCTGCAACAATCGAACTTCGTCCGTGCGCGCTTTCACACAGAAATACCCACCCCTACGCCATATCAACAGCTTGTTCTGGACATCTACATTGGACATAGAGGCACCATCTGCCTTATTGAAGGCAAGCGGGTCGCGACAGAGCAGGAGAACATTGGAAAAATTGAAGCGAACGTAGCTATCGACAAAATAGGTCGATTGGTCTTTGCTGTACGGGGAGGCAGGCGCCATGTAGACCTTGAATCCAGCTCCCTGCAATCCCGTCACAAGATCCGGCTTCAGGACCTGATACACGTATCGCTTATCATCAATCGCACCGATTGAGCGCAGAATCGTGGACGTAACCGGTGCAAATGTCAGCGCCACAAACCACACCGCATACAACACAAGCGCCCCGATAAAGATCGTCGTCTTGAAGATATCGAACGGCTTCTTATCCGATAACTTCTCAAGTAAATAGGCCATCCCCGGAAGCACTCCGACTACGCTATAAATCGCACAACCGACAAATACGCCGAATGCGGCCCACCCGGACAAATCCTCCGAGGAAAATACGCCCAAGCAAACAACCAAGGACGGAAGGACAGCAATAGCGGAAATAGTAGGTGCAAACGTCAGCTTAAAAAATTGAATTACGGCATTTATCCGACCAATTTTATGGTAATTCGAAAGCACCTTCCAATTCCACCACACCACCAATACCTGAAATGCTGCCATTCCGACGATAGCTGAAGAAAAGCACCAGACAGCAGGCAAATCCCAAATGAGGGATAGCAACCCAAACACCATCAACCAAATAAACGGCGAACCAACAAACAAAAGCGCAAGCGGCGATCTTATACTTTCGTACCCGGCATCCTTAGCGATTCGATTTTGCTCTTCATATGCGCCAACCGCGCCAACAGAAATAATCGAAGGAATGCCAAACTGAATCGCAAGCAAGAGCGTCAGCAAACAGGATGCTACGATCATCACTACCAACCCCGGCACCGAAACTACAGCTTCCGGGAACAACTGCTGCCAGCCGATTTTCCTTAAATAGACCCAAATCAAGATCGCCGGCATAACCAGTCCAATCGGCGCCAGCTTCCATAGGACATCTAGTGTGTCCTTGAGAACGGCAATCGCGGACACGTAGTTTTTGTACAGCCGCCTGAAGTCCTCCCAGTCGGGAGTTTCGGCCTGTTTCGTCGCATCCGTAACGCCACTTTGGTTTTCGCTGACAGAACTCATCGTCTCGATCCCTTTCACAAAGTCACTTTGCCCACAACAGGAATCGATTCTAGATGTTGCACGTCCCGCATAGCCCTCGTAAAAATTGCAGGGCCGCCCTACTAAATCGGCGAACTGACCAGCTCCCCGTCACCCTGCTCACGGTGCTTGTGCTTACTGACGGACTTGCCGGCTGCGACAACGTCGTCGGTGAACTCGGCGCCGCCCGCGACCTTCATCGCGACGCCACCACCCTCGCCCGCCTTGCCCTGCATGCCGCCGTTGAACGTCAGCAAGCGCTCGACGGTCGTGTTGCCGGTGAACGTCGAGTCGGGCACGTCAGCGAGCAGCTTCCCGCTGCGCAGCATCGCGCCGTCCGCCTTCAGCTCGAACTCTGTCCCGCCGATGCGAAACACGATCCGACCACCCGCCGGCACCGACAGCACGTATTCATGGCTCGCATGGTTGTACTGTTCGAATGCGCCGTCCGGGTAGTCGGTCGCCGTCTCGTCCGGACTCGACCGGCCCGAGCCGCCGTGCTGATCCGTGTAGTAGCCGGGTGCGACGAACGCGCCCGCGAGATCGCCCGAGGGTGCCCAGAGCGCGACCTCTTCGTCGACGGACGGCGGACGCCACTGCCGGACCTTGCCGGCCGCACCCGCCTGCCATTTGAGCCAGTCGCTGACCCAATCGCCGATGCGCACCTTCACGCGCGGCGGATCGTATGTGACCGCCTCAACCACCGCCGACTGCGTCAGGCACGCCATGCGGCGATCCATCTCGCCCAGCTCGAAATCGCTCACATGTCACCCCGCTCCGTGATCCGCCGCATTCCAGTAACAATCTTCGTGCCCCGGCCCAGTATCGGGATCAACGCCCCACAACACCGTGCGACCCTTCGCCGGCGGCTCGAATTCGTCGCCCAGGTCGAATTCATGTTCCCATTCGACGAGCCAGACGAGATACGTATCGAGCTCCGGGCGAAACGGATCCTCGCCCGCCGAGCCGACCTGCCTGCCGGGCGTCACGGGCAAATCCCACGTCGTACCGTGCACCGCCTGCAGCACACGCGCGGACAGCTCGCGCACCAGCAGCTCGGCACCGGGCACGAGCGGGTCGACGATCACACGCGCCTGCAATCGGCCTACCAGCGGCACGCGGCCCGTTCCGTCGTCGTGCCCCGGCTCCAGCTCCGACAGTTCGATCGCGATAAATGGCGTCTCGATCGCCTTGCCGATCTTCGGATACGCGTGAATGCGCTCGAGATCCGGCAGCTTCGCGCGCAGGCCGAACTCGACGCCGTCATGCAATTGCTTCAGGTTATCGAGCACGGTTTATCGCCTTCTGCAGTTCATAATTGACCTCCTGCCGTAGCACCGTCATCAGTCGGGCCTCACATGTCTGCGCCGCCCGGCGAAACGCCGGATCGCCGGTCTGCGACCATTCGACCTTGACGACCTCGAACGGGGTGCGCGCCTTGCCGATGCGCCGATAGATCGGCCCGTCCGGCTGCCGGTTCGTCTTGCGCCATGCGCTCTCGAACAGCGTTTTGCCGGCCCGCATCCCCTTCTTCGTGCGCCGGACAGAGCCGAGCCGGTGCGCCTCGATCGGGTTCAACCCAAGCCATACCTTGCCCGTATCGGCCGATCGCATGAAGAAATACATCCGTTGCCGCAGCAGCTTCTGCTGGATGCCCGTCGCGTTGCCGACCTCCTTCGCGGTCTGGCTTCGGATCCACGCGCCTGTCTTGCGCAGCGTGCGCCGCCATGCCGCCTGCATCGCTGCAGGCGGCAGACCCGCGAGTGCTTCGAGCGCCCCCTTCACGTCGATCTCAACCTTCAGCAGATCCATCGTCACCTCAGAATCAGGATCGTCCAGCCCGTGCCATCGGGATGCAGCTCGAACACGCGGTAACGCCCGCTCGGCGTCACGACAATGCTGCCCTCGGTGACGTCGACTGCGTCGGCGTCGGTGATATGCAGGACAGGCGCCACGAGCTGCGTGCGCTGCGTTCCAAGATCCGGACCCAGCCACGGCGACGTGAACATCCCGTCGACGGGCCGACCGTCGATCGTGATATCCACGTCGCCGAGATCGCGCAGCACTGCAGCGTCGACGTCCGCGATCAGATCCCGGAACGCCATGTCACGCCTTCAGCTTGACGATCGCCTTCGGGCGCGTGCACAGGTGCACCGGGTTCGACTGCGCCTCGATGTCCACACCCTTGCCGAACTGCGCCAGTTCCTGCTTCGCGTAATACGGCAGACCCGTCGTGTTGACGGCCTCCACATAGTCGGCCGGCGCGAAGCGCGTGACAAACAGCTCCGGCACGCCTTCGGGCACCGCATATGCCTCGTCGTCGGCCACATAGCCGATGTCGCCGACGCGACCGCGATAGCGCTCGAACGTGCAGCCGCCGAAGTCGAATGCGTCGCGCGCATCGCCGCGCAGGGACGCCGCCATCGCGGTCGCGAGATACGTCTCCTTCACCGTCTTCGCGACGATCAGCTTGTTCCAGAATGCCCGGCCGCAGAGCACACGCACGCCCGTGTACGTCGTCGCGCCCAGCGCATCCTCAATTGCGTCCTGCACCTCGACGCACTTCACGCGGATTTCGGTGTCCGCCTTGCCCAGCTCGAACGGGATCACCGTCTGCTCGATACCGAAGTACTGGAGCAGATCAATCAGCACCGTCTTGCCGTCGGCGTCGAGCACCGCGCCCTTGATCGCGCCGATGCGGTGGAACTCGTGCGTCGCGTCGAGTTGGCGGCGCAGTTTGGCCAGGCGCCGGTTCACGACCGTCTGTAGCGCCTCGAGCTCCGTTTCGGAACCGAATGTACGCAGGTTCTGGATCTCGTCGGCCTTCACGAACGCACGCTGCGGCAGGTGCACCGTATTGAACGGGATCATGCTGCGCTTGCTGCCGACCACGATCGCCGACGGCGAGCCGCGCTCGCCGGCCGACACGAGCGACAGCGTGTCGCCGTCACGCTCGATCTGGATCGTCGTCGTGGTGATGCCGTCCTCTTCGAACAGGCCGAGCGCACCGACTCGACCCGGCACGTGCGGCTGGTCATTGATCGCTGCGGTGAGCGACGACAGCGAGAACGCATCATCTTGAAACAGGGCGATGTCCGCCATACAACCTCCAACAGGAAATGGATACAAAAAAGGCCACGCGGTGCGTGGCCTCAGATGGGCTTCAGGTAACGTGCGCTGCGATCAGCGGACGATCACGTGACGCTCGGCGAGATCGGTGCGGCCGGCAGCATCCAGACCGGTCAGGCGCGCGGCGGCGATTTCGGCGAGCCGCACGATGCCCGTCGCCGAACGCGGTGCCTCGGACGCCGGCAACGGCGCGTACAGCACCGCTGCAGCAACCTCCGACCCGTCGTTCGCCGCGTTGTCGTACGGTGCATACTCGCCGGTGCTCGTCACGCCGAGCACCTGGCCGGACGGCAGCGCCGGTCCCGCCTTGACCACGATGTGTTCGCGCGAAATCCGCCCGTTGCCCTCCGACACCAGAAATTCCGCCGTCTGGCTGCCCTGTACCTTCACGTTCGACATGAGTGTTCCCCTCCTCGGGTATCGTCAAAGTTACTTGCCGCTCTTGCGAGCTGCGTAGATGGACACCGCGCGCGGCGCATTCGCGACCACGGCCGGCTCGTTTTGCGCCGTCGATTGAGCGCGGGGATTGATGCGCGGTTGCGACGCCGTCACGCGCTCGAACAGTCGCGCGCGTACGTGATCGGGTGTCAGCCCGTCGGCGACGAACTGCGCGGTCAGCTCCGGCACGTTGGCCGCAAGGCAGATCCCGGCGATGTCCGCGGCCTGCTGAATCGCCGCGTCAACGGTTGCCCGATCCTTCAGGCCAGTCGCCGTCACGATCGCCTCGGCGCAATGCGACAGGCGCGCGTCACGGCACGCCGCGAACACGTGCGATGCGAGCGCCGACACGTCGGGCGTCGGCGGCACCGGCTGCGCATCGGGCTTGGTTTGCGGAGTCGCAGTCGGAGCGGGGCTTGGCTCAGGCTCCGGTGGCGTGTCAGGCTGCGGCGGGTCAGTCTGCTCCGTCTCGTCGATCAGCGCCCGCACGACCTCAGGCACCGCCGAAAAGCGCGCGAGCAGCGCCGTCGAGCTGGCCGACGCCGACAGCTTCACTGCCGCCTCGATCGTGTCGCAGAAACCCTTCTCCTTTGCCTGCGCCGCCGTGAGCCACGTCTCGGCGTCCATCATGCCCCGGATCTCGTCGACCGACTGACCGCTCTTGGCCGCGTACGCGGCGAGAATGCCGTCGCCTGCGTTATCGAGCAGGTCGGCAATACGCCGCAGGTCTTTCGCCTCGCCCGCCGTCACCGTGTGCGCGTTGTGGATCATCAGTAGCGCGTTCTCCGGCATCACGATCTCGTCGCCGGCCATTGCAATGAGCGACGCGGCCGATGCCGCGACACCGTCGACGCGCACCTTCACCTTGCCTGCGTGCCGGCGCAGTGCGTTGTAGATCGCGAATGCATCGAACACGTCGCCACCCATCGAGTTGATCGCCACTACGATCGTGGACGCGTTGGCCGCTGCCGCGTCGAGCTGGGTCACGAAGGTCTGCGCGTCCGTGCCCCAAAAGCCGATCTCGTTATAGATCCGGATCTCGACCTCGCCGGCCGCGTTCGCCTGCGCCCGGATATCCCACCACTTACGATTGCGTTTCATCTCACTCCCCATTCGTATGCGCGAGCGGATCGGTGTCGTCCGTCGCATGCGTGTCGTACTGCAACCCCAACCGTTGCGCGCGCTGCTGATCAGCGGCGTTCTCGTCGTCGACCTGCTCCGGATCCTCGCCCTTCGCCAGAATCGCGCCGGTGCGGCTCGTCAGCCCCGCGCGGATCTCGGCACGCTTGGCGGATACGTCCTGCACCGGGTGGATATACGGCCAGCCCTGCGGCACCCAGCGCACGCGCACGTACTCGCGCCGGGCGCGGTGATAGTTCGGCATCGGCAACGCACCGGACAGCGCGCACGCGTCGACCCACCAGCGCCAGATTCGCCGGCAGAACTGGTGGATGAACACGTTCTGCTGCAGCTGCTCGATCGAGCGTCGGAACTCGTTGAGCAACACGCGCAGCACGCGGTCGCTGACGTCGCGCAGATCACCCGTCAGCACTTCGTACGGCATGCCGACCGACGCGGCTGCCGCCATCAGCTGCTGGCGCATGAATGGCGCGTAATCGGCCCCGGCACCGGGTGGCGTTGCGAACTTCACGTCTTCGCCGGGCGCCAGTTCCTGCATCGCGCCCGGCTCCAGCGACACGACCGGCGAAAAGCCGTCAACGTCGAACTCGATCGGCGCACCAGAAACGGGATCGCCGAGCGGGCCGACCTCCGCCTGTGGTTTCACGATGAACCCGGCAAAGAGGTTGCTCACCTCCTGACGGAACAGCACCGCGTCGTCGAAGTTGTCGAGCGAATGCAGCCGCAGCAGCACCGTCGACAGCTCGGGCACACCGCGCACCTGACCGGGCCGCAGCCCGTGGAATACGTGCGCGATCTCGTCGGCCGGTACGCGCACCGTCTGCGTCGCGTCACCGGCAAAGCGGTTGTACTCACCCGGATGGCGGCGCAGCAGGTGATACGCGACGCGCTCGCCGTCTTCGTTGAACTCCACGCCGTTGATGATCTCGCCGCCTGGAATCGGCTCGTTCTTCGTGACTGGCAACAGGTCACCTTCCAGCAGCTGGATCTGCATCGGCACCGCCAGCCCGGCATGCGGCGGACGCAGGCGGCGGCGCACCAGCACCTCGCCGTCGCTGAAGAACGCCCGCGCGGCGAGCGTCTGCAAGCCGTACAGGTCGTGCACACCATCCGCATCCAGCTCGCCCGAGCTGTCGTCCCAAAGTTGCTTTTGTTCGCGACGCACGTCCGCGTTCGGATGCTGCGGATGCGCCTGAATTCCAGTGCCGATCGTGTTCGACACCAGCCGCGCGATCGCGGTCTTCGCCCACGGGTCGTTACGGATCGCGTCACGGGCGCGGTGGCGCATCAGCGGCAGGTTCTGCACGACCGATGCGTTCGGTCCCGCGCTCGACGCCTGCCATGACTTCGCCCGCGCCCCGCGCGTGCCGGCCGATTCGTACGCCGCCGCGTTCAGGCGCGTGGGCACGACAAAGCCGCGCTGCGCGAGAACCGGATACGCGCGGCTCATCGCACCCCCTTGCCGGCGTGCCGCAAGCGAATCAGCCGCGAGCGGCCGGTCGCCCCATCCAGCGCCCGGATGATCTCGGTCTGCGCGTCACGCAGTTCGGCGATCGACCGGTAGCGCACCTTGCGATCCGCGTACTGGACCTCCAGCTCGCCCTTCGCGATTGCCGACTGGATGCGCTGCAGGTCCGCCATCGTGTATGCCATGTGTTTCTCCTAGCGGCGCTTCAGGTACGTCGAGCGAGCGACACGCCGGCCCTGAATGCGCGAAACCCCGCTCGGTGGCGGGGTTTCGGGTGGTTTAGCGACCGGCTGAACCGGCTCGATCGGTGGCGGTGGATCGGCATCCGTCTGCACGGTCGGCAGTGTCTCGACCGGCAATGCAGACGGTAGCGATTCCAATATCGGAACAGCATCGAACAGAGAAACCTGCGAGATGCGCACCTGTTCGACGCGCCAATGCGCTTCGGTCATCAGGTGGGTTTTGGCGCTGCGTGCCGCGTGCAGCGCATAGACTTCGCAGTCGAGCGCTTCGTTACGGGCGCTGGCCTTCTTCTGCCAGACACGCTTGGTGCCGATCCGGCCCGGCACCTTGACCTCGGCTGTCACCTGCGCGAGATAGTCGGAGCGCACGCCCACATACCAGTGCATGCGCCCCGGTCCGTCGCCATCGAGCTTCAGCCGGTTGTCCAGGATCAGGTCTTTCGCCTTGCTGACACCGACCATGTACGGACGCAGGCCGTATTTCGCGGCCTTGCTGTTGTTGCGCGTCGAATCGACCGACGCCTTCGGTACGCTGAAAATCTCCGCGTTGGCCTCGGTGCTGCCCTTGATCGCCAGCACGTTCAGCCCGGCCCGCTGCGCAGCACGCACATATTTGTATACCGCGTCCGACGTCGAGCCGTCCGACGAGTCGATTGACGTCGCGCGCACACGCAATATGCCGCCGCTTTCGTGACGGTAGCCGTGCGTCACCAGCGCGGTCAACGCACCCCATACGCCGCCCGACAGCGGATCGGCTTCCTGATGCAGCACATTGCCGTAAATCTCGTCCCACGCAACGAGCCAGCTTTCCTCACCGCGTCCCCATGCGCGCAGGATGATCGCGAGCCGGTCGTGCTGCACGTCGACACCGAGCGTCAGCAACAGACCGCCGGCCGGCACCATGAATGCCGCGTACGGCATCGCACGGGCGGCCAGCACGTCCAGCTCCGGCAGGTCGCTCTTGTACTTGTACGGCCGCCCTTGCGAGTTGTTCACGAACGCACGCATTTTCGTGTCGTCGCCCTCGCGTAGCGCCTTCTCGGCCGTCAGCCACTTCTTGACCAGCTCCGCCATGCGCGAGCCGGGGAACGGCGACACCAGCTCGTTCAGACGGAAGCCCGCGACACCGTGAAACGGCGCCGTCGCAACCCATCGCCCATGCCGGACCGCACGCACACGCGCCGAGTCGTCCCACAACGAGCCGCAGTGCGGGCACGTGTAGCGGGCCGAGTCCGGCCGTGCCCGGCCGAACACTTCATGCGCGACTTCGGCGTCCTCGCTCCAGGTCACGTTCTCCCACGCCAGCTCATGCTCCTCGCCGCAATTGGGGCACGGCACCAGATAGATGCGTTGATCCGAAGTCAGGTACGCCTGCTGGATGCGCGAGAAGCCGTCAACGGTGGGCGTGCCACCGAAAATTACCTTGCGGCGGCTGTCCGAATAGCTCTTGTTGCGTTCCTCCAGCAGCGTGATCGAATCGCCCTGATCGCGCACGTTCGTGTTCGCATCGTCCGGCTCCTCGACCGCGACGACCGGGGCCGGCGTCGACTTCACATCGTCCGGCGCGTTCGACGTAATGAACTTCAGGAACCCACGCGGGAACGTCTTGTGATCCCACAGGTTGTTCTTGTCACGCGCAGCATGCACCGGCAATTTTGCCGACAGGCGTGGCGTCACCTCGACCATCGGCTCGAATTTTTCGAGGTTGAACTTCTTCGCCGACTTCTCTTTCGCGAACATCACGATCATCGGGCACGGATCGACGTCAATCCGCTTGCCGATGTAGTTCAACAGCACACCGTCAGTCCAAGCGACCTGCGCCGACTTCATGCACACGATCTTTTGCACGGTCGGATCGTCGAGCGCGTCATGCATGCCAAACACCCACGGCGTGATGTTCGGGTTATAGCGGCCCGGCGTCGCCGTCGCTTTCGCACTCATCCTGCGATGCTTGCGCGCCCACTCCGTCGTCCCGATCCGCTCGGGCGGACGGAGAAGCTTCGCAATCCGGCGAATCACCGCCCGGACTGTCTGCGTCGTATTCAGAAAGCTGCTGAAGGCATCCATACATGTGCTCGTTCAACCATTCGACGTCGACCTCGACGCCGTACAGGGTGCGTAGCTCCTGCACCAGTTTGTCGGGCAGCGCCAGCAATTCCGTTTGAAATGCGCCGACCATCTGGCCGTACGCCTGTTCGAGCTGCGCCGCGTTGACCAGTTGGCCTTTCTTCTCGGCCAACGTCAGCAGCTTGATTTCGCGATCGACGCGCTCGGTCATCGCGCGCTCGGCGACGAGATCGATCCCGGTCTCGCTTGCGCGGCCGGCAGCCGATTCTCGTAAGTGGCGAAGATACGCAACGCGGATTTCATCCAGCGATGCCGTCCGATAGTCGATATTGAGACGGTCGACAAGGCGCGATACCGTCGAGCGCTCCAGATCGAGGTGATCAGCGATTTGTTGCTGGGTCAGCATGTGAATGTGCCCCCCCTATAGGAAATCGACAGTAGAGAAAAAACGCGGGTGCGAGCCCCCGCGTATGGCGATGCCCAGAGGGTCCCCGCCTGCTCAAAAAGTGGGCAGGCCCGCGCGGATCGCAATGTCGGCGCTCGCGCCGTCGCCTGCCCGGTCCATCGCCCACACGACACGGTCCATCGCGTCGTCAAACACGAAGCACCGGGCGGTAACGCACCCCATGTTTCGATCTTCATCCCACGTCGACCAGACCTCACACGGCCCGGCACTCGTCGACTCGATTCGCATTTCAGCGCCCCAATGCAAAAAGCCCCGAGGGCTTTCGCACTCAGGGCTTGACTCGTTACTCCACTAAATACCGCGACCGCACCGAACGCCTGTTGAAGCGTTTGACAGTTACTTCTACCGGTTTCCGTTCCGGGGGTAATCGTTGAAAACCTCAAGCAACTCGTCTACAAGATGGTCACTGTGGATGAACCTTTCCACGTAGCCGTCCATAAACGCTCTGCTCCCCGATTGAAGCAACAGTGTGTATCCGAGGTAGAAAGTTCCTATCCCACGGGTCATTCCCAATTCCGCCCACTGCTTATCGTCAAAGTCTTTGTTTTTTCGATTCAGCCAACGCTCGGCAACATCATATACAAGGTGCTCGTTAGCCAACATTGCATCCCTGATGTCGCCGATAGTCGACAACCCAACATATCTCATCATCGTTACCCGGTCGCCTCCGTGTTGCGAGACCAAGTCTTTCAACGACGCCGTCACAAAAGTTGCGATACGTTCGTCAATCCGACGCGCGATCTCGTCGGTGTTGACAAATGCGGCATACGATTCTGCATCAATAGGAACGTCGACCGAACTATCCGCCAGCCGCGCAGGAAGCGTCCTCTCGTAGTCGTTGAGTTCATCACGGATCGTCATGAACTCCTCGTCTGCAAGCTCAAGCAACCCAGCCAGACGTGAGAATCTCCTCTTCACGAGCATCGGCACATCCTCTGCCGATTTGTAGCCCAGATCGTGCTCAATCTCGGCCCATGCATGCTGAAGAATAGATCGAATCTGGATTTCAATCTTCAACCCCGCGAATTGAGAGTATTCGCTGAGCTTAGCGCGATCACTGCGATGACCAACCACATAGTGGACGGATCGATATCCAAATCGATCCGGATCTACAGGCGTGGATTTGTCGACCGAGTTCACTTGATCAACCTCAAATTCGTGTTCGATGATTTCGGCCACGCGCCTCACGTCCCCCTCAAGGTATGTGATGACTCGAGCGCCGCAAATATCAGTAATGTCCGACAGCCCCTTGTAGCGCCCATCGCCCTTTCGCGAGATTTTCCCTTCAAGACTCGCACGCTCCTTGACCCGGGACGCGACATCGACGAACCGGATTCCCTTAGAGACTAAGAATCCACGAATCAATCGCTCGACGGACAACGCAAAATCCGCGTACACCCCCTTACTTGCGTCAAATGCATCCATGATCGTCGACGCGTTGCTGTCTGCCATATCGTCCCCGTGAGCATGATCTATTCTCCCGAGAGAATATCAGCAATCTCAAGCACGGAAGCCGTGCAGTCGCCAGGCCACCAAAAGCAAAAGCCCCAAGGCTTTCGCACTCAGGGCTTCGATATTCATTTCGTAAGGGCGAACGCCCTCCCAACAGATCCCGACTGACAGTTATCGTTGTTGGTCGCGGCGCTCCCGCGATTCAGTACGCCTGTCGGGCGAAGGTTGCGACACGAGTGTGCGGTCGCTCACGTATCCAGTGACGCGGTAAAGGATGTGCAAAGTTTACGCGATCCGCTCTTGAAATGGAATACGTTTCATCCTCGCAATTGACGACG